GTTGCGGGCGGCGTTTCGTACGGAGATTCGCGTCGTCGGTTTGCAATGACATGGCGTGAGCTTGCCGCTTGTCGGGATGTGGACACTGCGGTGTTCTTTGACCATACCGACAGGGGTGTTGAGGCTGCGAAGAAGGTTTGTGCGGGCTGCGAGGTGCGTGAGGAGTGTTTGGATGCTCGGTTGGCTGAGTTGGATCCGAACGATCTTGATTACGGCGTGTGGGGCGGGATGACGCCGGCTGAGCGGAGCCGTGAGGCGTATGAGAGGCGAAATCCGTAAAGGTTGTTGCGTGTGTCATACATACGGTGTACCGTGTGACATACAGAAGCGACGACCGGGAGGTCATCATGGCAATGTTCATCCACACCTCGAGGGCAGGAGACACGATCTTCTGCACGCTGGACGTTGAGCCGAAGACCGGCACAGCGATCTCCACGACGATGCGTATGACCCTTGAGGACGCACGTCAACTCACAGGACAGCTTGAGAAGCACATCCTGGATCACACCATCGAGAACGATCCGCATGAGCAGGCGGCGTTGATGGACGAGCACTTCGAGCAGCAGCTCGAGAACCACGAACTGCGTTTCGCCGACGAACCCTTCTGATGGGTTTCGTCGTTGCCGCTGCGGGCGGTGCCGTTGTTGGGTTCGGCATCGCCCGCAGCCTCTGGTACGAGCGTTGGGTGAGGGATCGTCGCGATCGTGCGGCGATTGCTCAGGCCAGGCGCATCAATTCTCATTTCACACAACCAAGGAGAGTCCATGTTGGACGTACAGAAATATTGGATGGAAGATCAGATTCGTCGTCGTGACGAAGCTGGGCCGAAGCCCACTGCTTTCAATACCCCGTTCCGTGTGTCGGACTCGGGTGCCTGCATCCGCAAGCGCACGTTGAGCGCGTTTGATGCGATGGAGTCGGACGAGTTCTCGTCGCAGACGTACATGGCGTTCGAGATTGGCAACGCCGTCCACAAGTCCATTCAGGATGCGTTGGATTGCGACGGCAACGGCTGGTACTTCGAGGCTGAGGTGCCGATTGATCTGACTGAAGTCAGCAAGAAGGTCGGGCACGGCGTCGAGGAGTTCGGCCTGTCCGGTCACTGCGACGGGATCATCACGCAGAACGGCTCCGGCATCAAGACGATTGTTGAGATCAAGACGGTGAGCGGGTACGCAGCGAAGCTGGCGTGGCCGTACCCCGGCAACGACGCAGGCCCAAAAAGGGAGCATACGGCCCAGGCGACCCTGTATGCGCTCGGTGTCGAGGCCGAGTCGATCATGCTCGTGTACGTCGCGAAGGAAGGCGATTACAGGTCGGGCATCAAGGCCGGCGACATCATGCAGTGGGAGGTCGGTCTGCACGAAACGACCGACTACTGGAACGGCCAGACGCCGTACGACATCGCGATGAACGAACTGCGTCACTTTCAGTACGCCGACCGGTACTACCGCAAGGGGCTAGTTGCACCTGCATATGTGCCCGACGACAACGGCGACCTTGAGTTGGTGCATGACCGTCCTGAGTACATGCAGAAGGGCGGCAAGCCCTGGAACTGTGCGTACTGCAACTACAACACGATGTGCCGGAGCTTGTCGGAGGACGAGGTGCCGGTCGAGATGATTGAGAGGTCAAAGCGTGCGGAGTCCTGAAGCCGCAGCGCACCGCTGGATGCGGTCCGTCGAGTACAACAATTACATGGAGGACGAGATCGATCGCCAGATCGAACTGATTTGGAACGACAACGACACAATCGCAGGCGCACTTGAACTGTTGACGCAAGAGGGTGTCGACATTCGGCTGCTGGACGACGTGGTCCGGCAGTTGGCAGAGAACAGGGTCGAACGTGACCTCGAGGAAAGGGCAGGCAAATGTTGATGGATCCACGACGCACCATTGACATCACTGCGACGATGGCGAACGTGTTCGGATGCGGCAACAGCGATGACACGATCGACAAGCTGTGCGAGATTTCCGATCTGGCTGCGAACGTGCGGATCGCTCTCGTCAACTCTGACATCAAGACCGCAGTGCAGGACTTGTTCATTGATGAGGACATCTTCATGAACCAGTTCGCAGAGTGGGAAAAAGAGTGGTAGCAGAAACAACCTCGAGGAAAGGTAGGAAACCCATGACCATGACGGAAGAGATGGCCGGCGATCTAGTTGACGTGCTTGAAGTGAGCGGGCATGACGTGACGGTGCTTGATTTGCTTGATTGCTTGTCGAGTGTCGGGTTGACGTTGCGTGACGACGACGGCAGCGATGAGGCCAGCAACTTGTACATCAGCATTCTGAAGAACGCTATTGAGAGGAAGAAGGCACAGAAGTGACTACGCAACTACAAGCTCTCGCTAAGAGAGTGCCGAAGAGTTACATCAAGACCAAGCCAGGTGGGTTTGCCGCTGATTATGTGTCGCATGCCGACATTCAGCAGATGCTGATCGCCAAGCTGGGCATGCCGCCGTCGCAGGAGATCACACAAATTATCCGCAATGCCGAAGGGCAAGTCCACGGCGTCGTGCTTCGCATGGTGTTCAACATCGACGGGCAGACCGTCGTGATCGATGAAATCGGCGAGGTTGAACGGCCCAGTCAGAACGACGGCCTGAACGCCAAAAACGCCGTGTCAGACGCGGTCAAGAGATGTTCGATGCGCACTGGGCTTTTTCTGGAGGGCTGGTGCCAGGAAACTTACATTTTGGACAAAGCACTCGCCGACAAGGAGGGCGACGACAATGAATGATGGACGTGGATTCGTGATGGGCAACCTCGTACGCGACTGGGAACGCAAAGAGGTCAACGTCAAAGGCACGAACAAGATCCTGTGGAAGAACTGTGTGGCGCACCAGCCGCACAAGAACGACGACACGACGTTCGTGGAGATCACGATCTGGCCGTTCGAGCAGGACGACACGCTCGGTCGCACCGTGGCTGACACGGTCGGCAAGGGCAAGCCGGTCGCTGCGTACGGTCAGATGTCGCAGCGCGAGTACGACGGCAAGGACGGCACGAAGAAGCAGCAGTGGCAGATGAACGTCTACCGCATCGCCGGCGAGATCCGTAAGCCGTACAACCCCGGTCAGCAGTCCAGCGACACGGTGCAGGCGGCGTTCCCTGGGGCGACGAGCTACCCGGCAGCGGACATGGAGCCGTTCTAATGGGAAACGACGCAACCATCACCCTGCGACTCCCGAGGGACATTGTCGAGCGGCTCGATGAGCTTGCTGAGGAGGACGACATCAACCGGTCGTTGCTGATCCGTCGCCTGCTGCTCACTGGCTTGGCAAAGCGAGTCTCGACGGCATGACGAAGCGGCCCATGAGGTCGCGTGAACCGTTCGCGATCGTGCCGGTGCGGCTACTCGTCGAAGTCAACAACAGCGCCCTGAGGGTGTACATCGTGTTGGCTCAAATGGCGAACGTCGACACCGGCCGGTCGTGGCCCTCGAACGACACGATCGCTGAACGCACGGGGCTGAAACGCACAGCCGTCAAAGACGGTATCCGGCAGTTGGCCGACAAGGGCTGGTTGACGAAGGTCGAGCGTCCTGGAAAGTCGTCGGTGTTTACCGTGGAACACACCACAGGGGGGTCGGCTACACGACCCCCAGGGGGTCGCTCAGGCGACCGGGAGGGGGTCGTCCAGGCGACCCCTAACTATACCAAGGAACTACACCAAGAGAGTTCTACTGTTCCAAAGTGTGTTGATTGCGGGGCACGCCCTGACATCAACCCGTTCACCGGCGAACCGAACCCTCGATGCCGGCAGTGTTACAGCACACACAAAGAACCAAAGCAAGATCCACGATTCCAAGCAGCTACCTACCGTGTCTGGACGCCTGAGGAGGCTCCTGATGGCTCGGCTGATGCTCGAGTTGAGGTGGCAAGCATCCGCAAACGCCTCCAGAGCGTCTCTGACGGCTTCGTGGACGAAGAAGAGTAACCAGTACCCGCCGACGGCTGTCAGGCCATCACAGGCGCTCTCAGCGCCTCTCACGACAAAACAAGGAACACCCATGACCACCGACAAAGTTCTTGATGACCGGCCACTGCGCCTCACCACCGACACGCTCGACCTGCGCCCCGGCGAAAAACCGTCCGACTGGGTCAAGCGCATCAAACAAGAGCAGAAGAAATGAGATGGCTACTACCCGCTCTACTCGCCGTCGCAGCATGCGCCCCAGACGATCCGTTGCCGTCACCGCCGACCAGCTCAACCTTGCCGAGCTTCGAGCGTACGCTCGCCGAACAGGCGGTCCCGACACCTACGACCGTGCCGCCCTCCTCGAC